TAGTTGGCTAACGTAAAGCTAAGAGGCGGTTGAGGAACCCCTTCAATTGCATACTCAATAAAAACTCGATATAAGCCGTCATCTCCACCTGTTTTCCAGTCCCCGGTAACACTCAGGGAGGATAATCCTTGAACATTTTGTAAAATACTGTACTGAATCGCGGAGTTAATTTGCCCCGGATCTAGAATCTCTAAGACATAGTCCCCAATACCGTACTCCGCTCTCATTACTCGCTCGAAATATCGAGTTTCTACAATACTGCGAATCTGTTGTGTAATGAGCGCGTAGTCGGTGCTTGTTGTTAAGTTACCGTTTACTACGGTTAATGGGTAGCTAATCCCTCGTATCGATGGGGATAAAACGTCTGGGGAACTCATCGGATATACCGTCGAGAGATTTGAAACTCAAGAGCGTTTACTCTTTTACGCACTTCTTCTTTCGGCAGATCACTCTCAACAACATTGCGGATTTCTTTGCGCAAAATATCAAGAGTCATCGATTGATAATAAGTTGGATCCACGAGGGGAGTCTCTGGTTTCTCGCCGGAGAGAAGGGAGAAGCAGAGCGTCTCAAGCGAAACACCCTGCTCCTCAGCTTGTCGTTCCAGATGAAAAAAGAGAGTCTCGGGTAGCCTGAGGTTTAGGTCCCTATACATTGTTTGACTCTCTAATATCATTACTGACCGAACGCAGAGATTGGACCACCTTGGTTAGTTCCGAGACCCTGAGAATCCAGCTCGTTCTGCATTTGACCGATGGCCACACGAATGAGGTCGATCTGAATGCGCTCCAGAGTCGGAACCGGAGTCACGAACACCTTGGCGTTCACAATTCCGTTCTCGAGGTCGGCAGGTGGGTTGATGCGAGCGTCGCAGATAACCTGGAAGGCATCCGACGGACGTGCACCGAACAGGGCTCCTTTGACATACAGCTGGTTCAGGATGCTGTTTCCAACCGAGATGATCTGGTTGTAGATCACACCGAAACCATCAATAACGTTGAAGATCTGGTTATCGAAGGCGGAACGCAGCGAGCCGTACACTACGTTAAGGATAACGCGAGTGTTGACGAACTGATACAGTTTCTGCTGAGCGTCCTTGGTATTGACGCGGGTACGACCGCCCCAGATAAAGACCGAAGTCTGAGGATATCCAGGAAGGGTGCGAATCGCGTTGCAACCGTCAGGGTTGAGCAGGTTCTGCTGAGCCGAGTTGATGGGAATCTGAGCCTTGTAAGCACCAGCCAGCTGATACTTTACGCCAGCAGGCGGGAACTGATAGCCTTCGGCGCGGTAGCGGCGAACGGCAACACCAGTTACGTAAGGCGAAGGCGGCAGCCAGATTTCCTCAGCGTCAGGGTTGCTGTCGATCCAAGGACCGTAGTAAGCAATGAAGCCGAATGGGTTGAAGTAACGCTGAGAATCGTCATACAGACGGTTTACGTTATCTACACCGGCATCCACAAACATGGCTTGAGGAACACCGTTGAAACCAACACCACGCAGAGCGTTATCGATCAGCTCGGTGGAGGTAACAGCGTCAAAGCGCCACAGGTTGGCAGGAGGAGTTTGCTCAGGGGTGAAGACCATCTCGACCTGAGACCAGTAGCAGACTTGTCCGATAGAGGTCAAATCGCCGCCGGAGGCAACAGGAGGAGTAACAACCCAAGAGTAGTTAACTCCGTCGTAAGCAACGGATAAGAAGTCGCCACTGGAGACAGGGGTTACCCCGTCGGGGGCAAATCCGTTAGCGCCCACAGTAAAGTAAACGCCAACCAGAGTTGAACGAGCAGCCTGCAGAGAGTCAGAGCTGGAAGTAGCTTGGTTCTTAGCAGCATTAACATAGGCCGTTGCAGCCGTCAAAGATCCTGCGGTTGCTACAACTGGCAAGGTCACACTAATGGAGAATAGTGTACCACTACCGATTTGAATACCGGGAACAGTCAAGGTATCCAAAGCACTATAACCCCAACCAGCGTTATTCAAGGTGCAAGCTGTTACGGCTCCACCAACAATGGTAAGGTCAAAAGTAGCCCCGTAACCAGTGCCGCCTGAAACAGGGACATTGGTGTAGGTTCCGTTGCTGTATCCACTTCCACCAACGAAAGTAAAAGTACCAACAGGACCGATTGCACCAGCAATGGTAGGATCGTATGCACCACCGGCAATCGCATTGATTGCAGGGACCATAAAGGCTTCGGACTGATAGTTCTGATCAACAGTCGGAACGCAATAAGCGTTATCAACCGCAGCAACCGGGGTGGTTGTTGGAGAAGGTAGATTCAGCGAAGGAAGCCAGCCAGCAGTGGTGTAATCCTCACCGAAGGGCGAGATCAGTTCCTGGCCAAGGACAACCGAGCTGTTATTGAAATAGATCGAAACACCAGGGTTGTTGGCGGAAGGAGCCAGAGCCAACGAGTTAGCAGATTGGTTAAAGATGCTGCTAGAGTCAAAGGCGTACTTACGGGCACGAACCAGAGGAATCGTGATCAGATCAGCCAGAGTGGAAGCGGTAACAGCTCCGCCCAGAACGTTCGAGTAGAAGATTACTGGTAGGGAGCTAATCGGCTGATTGACGTACTGAACATAGGAAGTAGCAGTATAGTCAGTCAGAGACTTTGAGAGAACAAAGTTGTTGGTATCAATGATGGTTACCCAGTAGGCATTTTGAACGAGCTTGGTACTGTTCTTGATGAGCTGAGTTTGACCAGCAAGGATCGGTTGGTTAAAGAACACCTTTTGTCCGTTAGCCAGACCATGATTAGCAACGTTGAAGTTAACAGCTCCAGTAAACTTGTTATTTACCTGACCGCTAACAGTAGTGATGCGGATTGTGAACCCGCTACCACCACCAGCTCCAAGAGAGGAGTCTGCAGCACTCAGAATGTCGCCAACAAAGTAACCAGCGCCAGCTGTGGTAATAGCCACAGAGGACACTTGACCAGTAATGTCAACAACGATAGTCGCCACGGCACCAGCACCAGCACCACCAAGAAGGTTAACGCCGACATAAGTGCCAGGGACATAGCCAGAACCGCCAACCAATGAGCCCAAAGTCGCAATCGGACCGACAGAGCCAGCAGGAGAGATTCCGCCAATAGCACCTACCGCAGGATTGAGAATCGTGCGGGATACAAACGCCAGACGGTAAGTATTGGTGGGATCTTGCAGAGTCCCGGGAAGGTGCAGAGTGTTAACACCAGCGGGATTAGCAGTGATGTTTTCAATCAGATCCGAAGTTTGACCGTTGATGGTTACAGGGAGATCCCAAGCAGCATCAGCGTAGGAGAGAGTAAAGGTCGAACCAGTACCAACTCCAGTCTGAGGGAGAATAGCACCGGTCGGGGGAAGACCAGCCAGAGCGGCGGCAGTACCGCCAGCAGCATTCACCTGATTCAGAATCGAGGCGGCAGTAGAAGCATTCGGAGCCAGGTACACGAAAGACTGAGTCGCAGTACCAGGGTAGCTTCCGGTAGTCAGAGGGGTGTAGCTTGGGGCAACAACGTATACCTCAGTTCCGTTGTAAGGGTAGAGATCGTTAGTTGTAGAGCTAGCTCCACTCAATACCACTTTCTGAATTGGCAGAGTAACAGGCCAGAAGTTGGTGCTATCCAGTGTGTAAACACCTTTGTCGGAGACACCAGCAGTTGAGGTCGCAGCGTAGTTGCCGGAGTCCAGAAGGCCAATGTAGGTCGAAGGGGCAACAGTATTGGTGGATTCTTGAACAGCAACCTGAGCGGAAGATCCGCTTACGATTGATTGATAAGTGGCTTTGTCGTAGGTAACGTCAGTTCCAGTCCACTCATAGATAGCGTTATCTACGAGGTACTTCATGCCGGTGATAAAGTCAGCAGCGGCAGGATGAGGAGTGAAGTTCTTATATTTGTTGATACCGGTTACATAGTAAGGGCCGGGATCAGCCAGAGCCATCCATTTGTAGTTGTTGCTTGCACAATGATCAGCAGCAGCAGCACCAACAGCAGCACGACCTTCAGCATCGAACTGGGCATAAGCACCAGGGGTGATCAAGTAGCCTTGATCTTGCTGACCATCGAAAGCTGTTTGAATGCACTGGATGTAATCTTGAGGAATACGCTCCAGAGAACCACCACCACCAACAATGTTGTTGAGGGTATAGGTGTTCTGCATGAACACGTAGTTCGCACCAACCGGTTGAACCTCTGTGATTACAGAAACATTTCCATCGAATACTGAGGAGGAAATGTTTACGTAACCGTCCTGAGAGTTTGCGTACAGAACAGGGTCGAAATCTACCAGCAGGCCGAAATCACGAACAACAACAGCGCTGCTTACAGCAGGGTTGGTTTGAATCGCTTCGGAAACCGCTGCAACGATGGCTGCAGAGATTTTACGGTTATTTACCTCATCACCGGCAACATAGTCAACGGGAATTGTTACGGGAACACCGAGCCATTCACCGTTGGCAGTGTAACCAGTGGTGCCATCTCCAGCAACAAGACGCATGCCGTTGATGATCATCTGAACATACACTTTGTCTCCCGCCATCAGAGCGGAAGGCAGAGCGGTGGTGTTGATCTTCGAACCAGAAGGCAGCAATTCAATCTCTACGATCTGGTTAGGGGTTCCAACGCGAACGACACGCAGGTCACCGACTTGGGCATTCTGGAAGAATGCGTTCACACACTGGTAGCTCAGCAGGGGGATACCTGAATCGGGGATCAAACCACCGCAAAGAACGCGGTAGTCAGCCAGCGAAGTGATGGGAGTCGGGGTGTTGAAAGGGAAAGTGGTTGTTGAGACGTTTTCGTCGGTCTCAACCAGCATGTAGACAGTGCTAAAGCTGGAAACTTCGCCAAAGGCAATATTGCCTGGGCGCTCATTAATATAAACACCGGGAGCGCCAGGGGTTACGCCCGAGGTCCCGAGAGAAAATGTTGCCATGTTTTTACAGGAATGGTCCTTCTTTTCCTTTCAGCAGTGTAGGCAAGGAAAGCTCCTACATGGTCTCCGTAGAGCCGCCGTCCGGGCATAGTAATGCAGTTACTTTTACCCGGCTACTGCATTCCTGTAATGGCTTGAGTGCTATCGATACAGTACCCGTTGAGCGACTCCCGCTCAACAACGCCTTGGAGTGTGTATCGATCGAGTGCGAGGTTATATTCTTCTTGGGTGTCGTAAGGGAATATGCGATCTGCTTGTGATTCGATCGCTAACCCGAAGATAAAGTTTCCTTGAGTTAGCGACCCCGATTTCCCGCCATTTCCTGAGATTTGCAACTGAGTCCCAACAGGGGGGAGTTTATTTACCGACCATTGAGGATTCTGCTCAAGAACCTCCCGGTAGGATAACGAGTCCTCGAAAAATAAATATCCGAGTTTACGCCAGGTAAACTGTTGCTGAAATGGTAGAGTTACAGACATCAGACTCTCTTTTGAGCACGAGCAATAAGGCGAGCACCAATCGAAGTTCCACGAGTAAGTTCAAAACCACTATCCTGAGCCACTTGAGCAGCGGCTTTCTCTAGAGCCACGGGATTGGCGGGGATGAAGACGTTTTCTTCGACAGATTTTTTCGAAAGTTTCTCACGAACATCTGTTTGAATAACTGAAGTGGGAGTTGCCTCTGGAGCGACAACAGGTTCTTCCGAAGGAGTTTCAACCTCGAGATTAACGGGAGCCGAGGACTCTTGGTTGACGATCCGGCCTTCTTCAGGAGTCACTTGCAATTCGGATTCGACGGGTGCAGGTTTTTCAGTGCGAGATGAGCGACGAGTCATGATTAACGTTTGCGTGAAAGAATGTTTTTCCAAGAGATCGGAACAATCTGCTTGAGAGAAATATCGGGAACACCCATCCAGGGTCTTGCTGGCATTTTAGATGTTCCGAACTGGTTGTAAGCTCCGTAATCTGTTGATCGGACCAGGAACTGGTTACCACGAGTGTAGATGTAAGCTGAATCGAGCATTGTTCCGGTTGCTCGAAGAATTGGTTGACCAGGATATGTTTCATTTTTCCAGGCGGAGTAACGAGGGCTAAGGTTTTTCCAAGGTTGCCCAGTCGTTGGGTCAACTTGTTTTCGCCAAAACGCTGGATGATCATCGAGAAGAACGGGAGTCCATTCTTCCTTAGTTGGTTTCCACCAGTTCAAGTTCAGCGGTGTTAGTCCATTCCCTTGAACTTTAAAACCAATCATCTTTTCCTCCGGGAAGCTTTCTTCATTTCTTTGTCTTGCTCCTCTGCATGATTCTTTTGAATTTGAATCATCGTCTGAATCTTGCTCATCGGTTGCTCTTCAAGCCAATCGATCGAGGAATCCCAGCGTTGTTTACAAAGGTGGTAACAAACTTCGAGCCAGTTTTCAACCGTTAATATGTTTTGATCGATAATGTTCTCACCAACCCATTTGATAACTGCTCTAGTTTCTGTTATTGGGCTTTCATCAAGAGCTTCAGGATTTAGTAACAGACGAAGTATGATTGAAACATATCCTTCTTCCTTTTGTCGGAGGATTTGAGCGAGATAAAAATCTTTTGGTTTTATTTCGCGAAGGATGAAAGTCGGTCCTCGTTTTGGAGTTACACAGTAAGTAAAATCCTC